CCGAAGGTACAACCGAAGGTAAAGCCGAAGGTAAATTTCCATATACTGGTGAAGGAACCGGTGAAGGGACATGTGGAGGCACAGGAGCTCTAGGTAAGGGTGCACGAACTGTTAAAGGTGCGGCGGTTGCAGCAGCAGCTGCAGCAGCTACTGCCGCTACTGCTCCTACTGCAGCCACTGGTTTAGCTAGAGTAGCTGCGCCAGTAGCTGCGCCAGTAGCTGCGCTAGTAGCTGCGCCAGTAGCTGCGCTAGTAGCTGCGCCAGTAGCTGCGCCAGTAGCCATACCAGGAGCCACTGTAAGAACCATGGGCTTTACTGTCGTCTTCGGAGCAACAAATCGATCCGCCGGCGCCGTCAATAAGATTCCAAGTAGATTCGTAATTGTCTGATATACCTCAAAACTCTCTGCTCTGTAGATATGTGCAGTATAGGTCGGATGTTGTGCGTGGATTGCAATATCCACTCCAGGATTCTTATTTAGAATATAATCTTTCGTCTCAGGAATCGCCAAGACATATTCGTTTTTCTGTGCCAGCCATGACACTACTTGCTTTCTCGCTTCAGTAAGGGGAATCTGAAATTCATCTGCAACTCTCGGTGCCCATGTCTCCTCATTTGTTTCACCCGCTAGCAGTTCATTGCTGCTTAGCTGTGTTAAAAAGGCAAAGATACGATCTTCACTAGAAAAATTACTCACTCCCTTAAATCTCAACATTACCAGTGGTTGTTCATCGGGTAGCGGAGGGATTGACTGAAAGATAGATCCGAAATTCTTCAGGCGCTTCTGTATTACTGCACGCGTAATCTGCGGATCTTCCCTATTTATACGAATCTTCAGAACAACATCGATTTGAGCCAGCGATGGATTCTGGGTTGCATAGGGTAAATCACCCAATGCAGATGCAAGAATCTCAGGCGTAGATTCCAGATCACTTAGTGGATCTAAGAGTCTCTTTTGCTTCGGAGGCTGAATTAATAAATCAGATGTTCCATCATTCCATACTCTCATTGTGGCATATAGGGGTAAATCATAGGAATCATTTATGGCAATTTTCATATACATACAATCCTTGCCTACATCCGGATTCTTATCTTGTTTCCATGTCATTAAAATATTAGGATCAACTAAATCAGGAATAGGCAGGCTTCCTTTTACGTGAATTTTAGTAAGTGGTTGTCCAGATCCAGGAAAAAAACGCATATATGGCATAGCGTGTGTAACACGTGTTCCAAAGAATAAGATAGCAGGTCCTTCCCATCCTGACGGTGCATTATTCCACGCCCATCTCATAAATTTTACTCCATCCAGTTTGGGGAGTTGTAATTCACCTTCCAATGTTGTAACTAATTCATCTAAATAGCGAATCTCACTGAGTGCAAGGGCAGTTTGATTTGCCTGAGCTATAATTATAGGTGTAATTGCTGAGGCACCGGTGCTATCAGGCAAATCTGATGGATCTAAATAAGGAAAATAGGGAACAATACGCCCATAGACATCACGTTCTCCTAGAGGCCTTGGACCAGCAATACGATCAACTAAATCGCTGTAGAGGAATACATGAATTTCTGGGGCCTGTTTACCTTTATCTAATTCAAAAATATCATTTAGGGTCATTCTTACACGATTAAGTTTTCCAACGGATTTTTGGCTACCTGCAGAATCAACAAAGCGTTCATCTGGTGGACCTGTCATTAATTCTAGAGGTGGGGGGAGCACAAATGAATGCTCATTCCCGCTACCACTCATTCCCTTCCACACGAGTTCAATTGGCTTATAATTTTCAGAACCACCCTCTTGTTTTCCTAGAAATACGAGAGATGGTGAGAATGCTGGATCTCTTTGACCTTTGCCTACTTGTGTAGTATTCCATAATGCCAATTTAACTTCATATAAGGTAAACCATCTTGGAAATGGGCCTAGAGTCATGGAAGATATGGTTGGCGTTATTTGACCGGGACTGAAACGATGTATTTTTAAATTTAAGGTCTGGTCTATAAATCCCTCCATCAATTGAGGTTCAAGGAGGGATTTGAATTGTGATCCTAGATCCAATGACATCTATCGTCATGTGTTAATTTTAGCTAGTATCATTCTCGCATTATATTGCATAAAATTTATCCAATAGATCCTATTCTTAGAGGATGACCTGTATTAGGAGTATCCTTTGATGGATCATATTTAGGTTGATCTGTAATTTTTTCTCCACAATATGTCACGGGATGTGCGCGAAAATCCTGATACTTGTATATCTCTAGTGCTTCAGATTCTCTTAAAAGCCAGCCAAAATTATTCCAGAATTCAGGGCCGTGACTTGCAACAGTTGGAGAAGTAATTACGTGACCCATTTCATGTAAGGCAACAAATACCATTACATTTTCATCAACAAGATTCTCTTTTTCTTCATCACGCTGCCTTAAACACAAGTGTATACTATCACCCTTGTTTACACTGTATGAAATGTGCTCTGAATCGGGAGTAGCCTCATAGAAGCGCCTTGGATCTGCTTCAAATTTTTCATTTAGCTGAATTACCTGAGGTTTACCGGGATATCTTTGCCGGAGGACTGATATAAGCTTCTGAAGTTTAGCTCTTACACGTGCTAGAAGATCTGCTGCTTGTTGTTTATCTGGCATATCACGAACATTATACATAAGCCCATCAACCTTACTACGCACTTGAACAATCGGATAACTTGATGTTGCATTATGAATCATCCCCCAGACGCCAGATATAACGCCATCCATTCTAAACCAATATAAGATCTTAGAGAGATCTTATATACGTTTATTAATTGGCTTTTTAAAAAATAAAGCGAAACAATGTTTAGGCGATTCCGCCTAAGCGATCTCGAGAGAGCGCCTGTTGGTATCAGGCTCAATTGTGCTCTGATTGAACACAGACACCGCTACCTGGGGGTTAGGAGGCTCAGAGCGCAGCTGGTAGTTGGCATTACGCATGCTCTGGCCAACGGTATTAATACCAATTAGAGCACCCGCGCTTAAGAAGTTCTTACCCTTGAGGGAACCTGTGCCCATAGGGTTCTGCTGAGACCACACACTGTTCTGGTCCTTGGGTAGCAGCTCACCAGGCGTTAGCTGATCACGAGGATAGCAACCCTCGGGCTTCTCAGAATCGCCGAAGGAAGCAGGACCCTCCATACCGCCTTCATTAGCAAAGCCCTCAGCCCTATTAGGATTATTGTATGCTGCATTCACCATCGCGGGGCCACTTGCAGTGGGAAAAGTAGGAAGTTGCATTCCAAGGTTTGCAGAAGAAAGTGTTCCCGTAAATCCATGATTACGACGTAGAAGGCCGCCTAGAGACGGGTCAATGAGGTATGCTGCAAATGCAAGGGCTGCCAAGGCAACTAAACCTAATACAATGTCACGAGTTGATACACCTGCCATTTATTCTGTTAGCATTGTATAAAAAAGATAACATTTATTCATCTTCAGATTCTGAATCCGGAGGCATTCGCCCAGTAGCTTCAAAATATTGCATGCGAATCTGCTCCGTCTCAACACGGGCCTTTGCGGCCCGGAGACGCGTTAATAAATATTCCTCCTGTGATTGCTGTGAATCATCTACAAGTTCAACTGGGGGAAGATCCGATTCGGCAACTTCCACCTCGTCTCCATCCGAGGTTCCCTCGGAATCGGAATCAAATGCGATTTGTGGACTTGATACTACGTGAATAGCCGGGTTCCATACGAGTGTAATTTGCTTAGGAGTTAAAAGTAGCGTATTTAGAATTGCGGCATTCTCATTTTCCTTGGCAAGTCGTAAAAAAGTATGCCTTACACGTTTCATTAATTGATCATGAGATGGTAGCTTACTAAACCAATTTCCAGATGCACCTTCATCAATTAAATTATGGATTATAGTATCTGTCACATTTTCAACTGCATCAAGATCATTAAATGTCGTGCTTCCATTTGTGTCCTTTTTGATTAAGACTTGGGTTGTTTCATAAATACTTGGTAATAGATTAATTACATAATGACTATTTGTCTGATCCCATACAGGAGGATTAAAGGTCATTCTCTGCGTTTCCCTATTAACTCAAGTTTAAATGGGCATTGTTAGATATGTCTTCTCCACCCGGGACAATGATTAATATGTTAATGGACCGTATTGTTCAAAAAATTCAAGAGCCTACGAATCGTGAGAAGATACAAAAGCAAATGGTAGATCCGTTATTTAAATATATTCTTAATTACATGTTTCCCTATATTGCATTAATCTGTATCACATTTTTAATTATAGTATTAATGTCTACTACGAGTGTTATCTTGCTTGTGTTGAAATTGTATACGCCTATGGCTTCTATAGCTACGCCTATAGCTACGCCTATAGCCACTTCTCTTTCTGAACCTATAGCCGCGTTAGCAGAATCTCTTATAAATACCACACCCTAATAAATGAATCAAGAAGCTCTTGCACATAATGTTCGTGGATGGGTGCACTATGATAATTTGACTACAACCCTTCAGAAACAAGTGACAAATGCTCGTAAACAACGCGACTCATATGAGGAGCAAATTGGTGGATTACTGAAAGAATATCAAATGCCAAATGCCGTAATACAAATCTCCGGAGGTCAATTACAATTACAAGAAGAAAAGGTAACCCCTGGTCTAACAATGAAAGCACTTCACGAATCAACACTCTCCTTTTTTAAGGCACGTCCTGAATTTCCAAATCCCGAAAAATTAACCAGAGAATTTCTTGAACATATCAAAGAACAGCGCGGTGGTGCATCAACTACGTCACTACGACTCAAAAAATTGAAAGGGCCTGCGCCTACCGTATAAGCACACGAGTATCTATATATTCTAGTATGGCTTCTGTTGCCTTTACTAACTGGAAGCAGCAGGTTACGTATGTGGGCAAGGGCTCTAATGAGGGCACCATGGAAGAGGCGATTCTACACTTCTTCTATGATGGTCTGAGTCCAATGATTAAGCATCTTGGTTACAAGTGGAATACAAATGAGCAACATATTGCCAAGAGGTTCATTCAACTCTGTTATATGATTGATACGACTAAGCGTGATGCACATAAGTATTCATTGCAAGGACCAGAGCCACAGCATCGCGATTTGAAGGAGGATCGTGATGTATTTGATTACTTTCTTGATACCTTTGCCTTGAATGATCTACTGGAAGAGTGGTCGCATTGTCCAATCATTGGAACCGCATTTGATTACTTGTTCAAGGAATTCTGTTATTGCTGGATTGATGTTACTGCAGGTGCCCCAGGAGCAATGACTCAGAGAATCCTGGAGGCTGACGAGGAGGAGGATGGTGAGGAGGAAGTTGTGACAGCTGAGATTCATTCTAGAAGAAATTGGTCACTGTATTAGATTTAGGGTTATTATTCAAGTATGCATGTATCGCTTTTTCTAAAATCTATTTTTGCTTGAAGTTTTTGGTTCGCTTTTTTCTAAAAAGTGTAAAGCGTTTAGGAATCCCAGTGCTCCTTGTTGAATGGTAGAATACCTAAGCTATCAGCTCCCTCCTTAAAGCGCTGAACCTTCTTCTCAAATTCAATACCAGATACTGTTAGAGGGCGGGTGGATCCTGCTGAAATTGCATTAGCATCATGCTGGCTCTGAGATGGCTTCTTTCCTACACATGTTACACCGAATTTCAGCTCAGGATTGTCAAAGTATCCTCCATTTACTCCTGGCATTCCACATGCACCCTTCTGGTCTTCAGGTCCCTCCTGTAGTTCTTCATATGATGACTTCTGTGTAGGATATACTGCCATCTGACCCTTTACCCATCCATAGTTGCACCAATCAGCACCTTTTTGCCATGCCTGTTTCACCTGGTCATATGTTGCTAATTCAGCTCCAAGAGCCTTACATAGAGGTGCAGCATCGTAGTAAGTATAATCATTTTTGCTTACTGTAAATACGTCCTTTGCCGGAGGAAGTAATTTATCTACTACCTTTTCCATTTCATTACGCTGTGTAGTTGCGTGATCCTGTGGAGGGGCTGGAGGGGCGGTTGGAATATCTTCCTGCTTGACTTCGGGTGGTCCACCATTTCCAGTCAGCCATAGATTAAATTGATCTGTAAAAGATGTTATTGCATCTGAAAAAGTATTGTAAAAAAAGTAAAATAAAAATAGACCTAAAAGAAAAAATCCCATAAACCACATTAGAGGTGTATTCATTGTAGATGCCGTTGAAGATGTATTAAAAAAAGAACTATTTGTCTTAGTTAAATTTTTTACTGAATTTGTTGGCAAGGCAACTAAACTATTCATTCCTTGAACTGAGCTGTTCATATCTATTTCAAGTTATTATAAAATATCAAGATTTGATACTTTATAATGACATACATTGGCTAGTTTTTAGAGGGAATCCTCTAGAGGAAATTCTCTATAGGGAATCCTCGGGTGTTGTGCGATTACCTCCACGACTTGCAATTACCTGGCGCTGATCAGGAGTTGTGCATACGCATCCACCATCGCATGAAAAAGAAGAAGGACAGCACTCTGGCTTGCACTGATTATTCTTAAACATGAAGAGTGAATCAGGGCCGGGCTCAAACGCGGGGCCATTTAGAGGTTCGTTGGGTGTATTGCACTTCCACTTGCTTACTCCATCCGGGCAGGTGAGGCTTACTCCATCAAACGGCCCGATCTTTGCATATTCATTATTGGTTCCACCCGCATTTTCTAGGAAATAGGATACAAATCCTTCAGGGGTAGCACCCTTTATGAGGCTGCTACGAGAAACTAGCATTGCAGCAATTACTAAAAGAATCATTCCACCTAGAAACATTAACTGCTTCATCTTCTTCTTTGTCTGCATCTTTTTTATTTGAGTTATGGATTGATATTTGAAGATTACGGTGCCTCCTTTTTAAGGAGCCTTTCGCCGAAGGCTTAGTGCGTCTCTAGAAGACGCTCGACCCGGGCGTGGGATTCAAGTATCTGTTCAGAACCAACCTCAGTAAAATCGCGCACTATGTGTTCACTAGATGAATTTATCTGTAGTCTAAAACTACCCGAATCAGTGATAAGTTGTAATCCTGTCCATGTTACGTTCTGGATTAAGCCACGCGGATGCGTCCATGTTCCGTCATAATTTAGAAACAAATTACCATCTGTTATACGATTATCCTGCCTTCCAATTGCAGTGTGCACCGTGCGCTCACAAATTCCAGTGACTCGCGTCCAGCCAACCTTATCGCGAATTTGATCACCTATCTTGACCTCACGCAGATAACGCCAACCACCCTGGTGAATAAACACTTTCAGACAAGGATCTAAGCATGGGGCAGATGTAGGAACCATTAAATTACTAATGCGGTCTCCGTTTAAGATTCCATTTGCCACATCTTCCCAGGCCGCCTCAGCCTCCCTGGAATCTGGAATTTCATCCCAATCTAAGAATCGTAGGGGTCCCTTTAATCCCATTACTGGAATCTCGCGCTTATTTGTAATAAGTGTCCACAGTGTCGGTTCCTTTAGTAATGATTCTATGGCCCTAGGATGGTCCTTTACATATATAACGTCATCTTCATGATACAGACAATGATATCCACTAACTAAGATCCCATCTAGGTTATAAAGCTTCTCTCCTGGGACTTCTATAACTGCTTGAACTAGAATGCCCTCATGCAATATATCGCCAGGTTTCAATCCACATATGGGCTGTAGATCACCATTCTTCATTATTATAGGAGTATCTCGCGCAAAACAGAATACTTTTCCCATATTTCCTGTAGACCCTGGCATAGCCTCCTCAATTCCTGATACGGTCTGCACTACTAAATATAAAACTGGTATGATGGGTAGAAAGAATATTACAGAAAATCCCATTAAAATATAAAGAACTATCGTAATTACTTTTATTATAAAATCAATTGAATTCATAGATAGAGTTTGTATTGAAATTGACATGTAGAGTGAGGCAACCGCCGTTGCACCAGCTTTTTTCATAGCCATGTATAAATGTTGAAATATTCTAGAAGCGAGTGAACCAATTTGCTTAAATTTTGCAAAAAATTTAGTCATCATTGTAGAAAATGGGGAATATATTGAATTTAATTGGGTTCGTTGAACCTTAAATACCTGTGTCAGAACATCGCTTGCACCTGCCTGTTTTTCTAATACACTAAATAGATTACCAAATAGAGATTTTAAATAATTAGTTGATTTAGATGTAATACAGAAATTAAAATTATCAGATGCAAAATCTGAAGGTGTGCGTGAATCATCATCTGGTTTATACATAAATGCTGCAAATAGAACATCAAAATCACACCGCCGTTCAGGCCAATGAGCCATTACATCATTTTTTGAAACTTCACCGAGTATAGATATTAGTCCAAAAAATAATGCTATATTAAGAAATAAAAAGAGGTATTTTGCCTCCATCTATTGTAACTTAGCATTATCATATTTTATCCTGGAGCGTAGGTCTACTTTAATAAGCTATCTGCATAGAGTTTCTTCGTATCTGGGCTATATACTTCCATTGCATCACGTATAATGAATCCTCCCTGTATCTCATATTTTGCACCGGGACTTACAAATAGTGCAATTACTTCGGTCGCCCCAGAAATTGCATCAGGAAGCATCGAATATGCTCGGGTCCATTCACTCTTTTTGGTATCCCATATGAGTGCGCCTCGTGCAATACGTTGGGTATTAGAAAGTCTAGAAAAGTTGCTTACCTCAGAAATCTGTATTCCAACAACCATGTCTTTTTCAGTTATTTTATCACCAAGTTTAATATCATATAAAGGCTTGAACCCCTCAAGAGTTTTAACCATTGTTGCCGATGGACATCCTATATCATAAGAAACATCTGGGTGGGGCGTTGGTCTTCTACGTCCATTTAATGCAGTATCTACCCAGGCCTGTGTTTCAGCATTAGCTTCTTCTGTCTCGTCATAGTCAGCGAAGATATAGTCTCCTATTGGTAAAATATGATCATGGGTTGTTAAACAAATGAGCGGCCTTTCTGGGCCACCTGACCAAGGATCGGCAGGTTTAGCGTCAGGATGGTCCTTAGCCATTACCCATTTTCCATTGTATTTTACAAAATGATTTGAGCTTACCAGCGTTCCTGAGCCCAATTCAACCATTGTTTGACCTGTTGCTGCAAATTTATAGATTGTATCAACCCTATGCCCCCCTTGAAGAATATCATTTACTAAGACATCTGATATAGGAATTTCTTCACCTGATTCCAGAAGTATTGGCTGTTCTGGAGGAAAGCAAAATGTGTCAAGAAATCTGAAGATAAAGGTATCTCCGAAATTTTGTATACCAGTTAGTGCGGAGATTCCCATATAGACAATACCAAACATTGTTCCATAAATACGATACATCATGGCTTTCATTCTTCCTGCAGTAATCTTAACACGGCCCATAAGAGCAGTCATACGAGCCTTAAATTCACTTACAATCTTAATAATTCCTCCTACAAGAGTTGCAAGCATAACACGAAATGAATTTGCAGATTCCATCAGGTTTGATAGAATATTAGTAAATCCGAACATTCCAGATGTAAATGGTCCAGTTACACCCTTTGTGCTATCTTGAATTTTCTGTTGAAGGCAAAACTCAAAATTTTCATTAACATCCTTTCCAAATAGTCCAGCAAGAACCATATATTGTGGCTTACAGCGATGTTTTGGCCAGTTATTTCTAATTTCAGAAATATCTGATAAATTGTCTATCAATATAAATATTCCGATAGCTAGTACAGTTAAGAAAAATGCTAAAATATAGGGAACTGGATATTTTTCTTGAATAACAGGGGCAGTGGTTTTTGTAAAATCCATAGCTCTTCTTATTTTCAAGGTATAGTATAATTCAGAGATCAGATACGCTATAAACCATATTACATATGTAATTCATAGTTACTTCTAACCCAGTCACGATCCTCCTTAAATACACTTGCCGCCTTTGGAACAGTATATTTAGAAAGTTTTGCAATAATGTCTAACTTATGGTAAACTCCTAGAGCTCCAAATTCCTTAATTGCCTTTTTCAGAGCTTCACGTCTTTCCTCAGTATTATTCACATACACATATCCGTGCTTCTTTAATTCACCCTTTCTTAGATATCCAATCATCTTATCGGGAGCCGGAGCTTTTACCTTGGGATCACCTCTATCTTTTACACAACTTGGTTTAACATATACCGATTGTTTACCTGGTTTAATATGATATGCCTTTCCTGAATGTTTCTTTACAGTGTAACCTTTCTGCATTACATTTGAACCAAATCGTCTTACATAACCCTTACGTGAAACTTGTCCTGGTGGGCAGTGAAGAGATTTTTCAGGTGACTTACTCATAGATTTAAGTCTGGCATTTTGTCTATTCTGCATACGTTGTGTGAAATGTTTTCTAGATTCTGCATATACAGTTTGTGCTTTTACGCATCTAGGAGAAACACGGTGACCGAGTTTTGATGTATAAGAATTGCGTTTATGGAAGCCTGGCGGACATCCTTTTTGTTCATCGTAGGGAAGTGACCCGCCCATATCTACCATTGCATATCTTTTTGTAATTCAGCTTCATGTTTTGGGCTCTTGTTAAAGTGATTAATCGTGAATGCCTGTTTAAGAATGTCGAGTATTTCTCCACGGATCGCCATATCCTTTATACAATCCATAAGTTCATCTGGCCAATGTAATGTTGATAGGGCTTTCATATCTTCTTTCTGAATTGCTTTACTTAATTCATCTTCTAGCTTCTCAAGATCTGCTTGATATGCAAAAAGCTCTTTAGCATTTTCAGTTGTATCAGAAGATTCAGAATTTATATTTTTTTCATATGCATTCTTTTTAGTGTTAGTGATCCATTGATTTACTTTTTCAATACATGCATCTTCTTCTATGATCATGATTCTATTTACCCGTAGTATTTTAACGGTGTTTTCTAAACGAGAGATATAGTGCAAGAAAACTTAGCATTACTAAACCAATAAACCCACTTATAGGGTTTCTGGTTCTACGATGAACCTTCATATTAAGTAATGATTCTGGAAAGTTCACCTTAAACCCCTCCTTCTTGCATGCCTCCGTTCCAAGAATCCATGGACTATATACTTGATTTCTAAATTCATTAGAAAAACCCTCCTTTGATGCTATAGGTGGATCATATAGTGTATCTGCCTTTATCTGATCAGAAGAAGCTTGCATTCGTAAACCTAACGATGCTACTGAGTTAGGATCTTGAAACGCCTTTGGGTTTCCGGAAGAAGGTGATATTACAGGAACACTTGTAACTTCAGGATTAAATGCTTTTTTTTGTGGAAATGACATATCTATTCTCATGCGTTATTTTTATAGACATTGATTCCTCCTAGAAATAAGATGAGTAAGGTTGGCATGGATCCTACATCTGTTAAGAAGCTTTCTGAGAAGGCTGCAAATGAGCCAACACGTTTCAATGCGACTGAGAGATCCGCCTTCATTAAGGACAGTGTTCTGAAGATTGGAAAAATGCTACAGGATAAACACAGCCTTGATGATGTAAAGGCAGTATTCCCTGAATTCTGCGAACAGTATCCCAATATTCTGGAAATGATTACTAGACCAGAGGGTTACGACCATCAGTCTCTTAATTTAATGATTCGTATGCTGGAAAAGATGGGTGCTGGTGCTGCATCTCAGCACGAGGCATCTATCCAGGTGGGGCAGCATCTTCTAAATGCCTATGTGAAGCCACAATTAAATTCCACGGAATAGGATTTGTCTTGTTTACTAAGGCAGACCCTAGGCCAAGATGGCGAGTAGGAATCTGAAATTGTTTACACCATTGCACAGAATGATCCTGGATTTGTGACCATTGTAATTCTGGATTAGAATTCCATTCATCCTTGTGTGAAACTGCACAGTGTAATGCTGATATCTGCTCATCCATAAAATATGCAATAAGGCTATTAATGTCTGATGAAATTTCTTTAGGAATTTCTGTAAAAATGGAAGTCATGTGCTTGAACCCACAGGCATATGCGTTCCTTATTTCTACCAGAGTCTTGAAAATCCAACCTGGGGCAATTTTATATCCGCGCCCGAGAAAGTATTTTTCTGCATTACAGGGTCTACTGAGTCCTGGTTTATATAGTGTCCAATGATCAAAACATGATGCCAATAGGGCAATTAAATCAACTGTTGCACAGGATTCAGTGTCAAAAATTTTAAGAATAAAATCACCGCCACGCGAAAGTGTTTGTAGGCCAATCAGAACCGAAGATATAAGAAGAGGGAGAACCTCTTCTTCTTGTGTCCCATAATGTTCGCTAAAGTCAAATCCTCCATCGGCAGTAAAAATCTGGCACTTAGCACGCGTCTTTTCTAAGAAAGCCCCTTGATTTTTTGGGACTAAAATATCACCTGTATCATCGGCACCATATTCAATATTTACCATTGGAGACTTCTTTAGAAAATGATAGGCTCGTTTCCATCCTGGGATATTTGTTTTGGTTGGCCTTAATGTCATAGCCCACGCATGCTCAAGTGTAAATGAATGTTTAGATGATAAATAAATTAGGGCTTCTATGAATCCACCTGGGCCTTCACATACATGGGCAGATTTTAGTGCAGATTTATTGCCTACATGCCTTCTAAAAAAATCCATAACTGTGAGAATCTCTATCATCTTAAAAAAGGATCGACTTAGAGGCTTCAGGCTGCAAATTGATTGAGGGATTCGCTCATCTTGACTCTGTGAAAAAACTAATTCATAGGGATTAGATGTGCGTTTTAAGAATTCCCATTCTCCATTTTTATCTAAAACTTCAATTTCTTGTTTTAATGCGTCGAGTCTAGTTGTTGGCCTAGTTTCCTTCTCATCCTTCCACTGGGGATTTGGTCCAGATAACCAATTTATGGATATTCCATCTTTTTTAGGCCATGATAGCCACTTGACATGTTTCCATGGGGGTTTTACCGTAGGCCAAGACATACTTGTATTTATTGGGGGCTGTTTAGCCCTGCTTAACAGGGTTTAGCCCTGCTTAACAGGATATAGTCCTTCGCGTCAGTCCTGCTTCTCTTTCATTTCAACATATGCCATCCACTCCTTTAAAATCGCCTTATGCTCATCAGAAACTCTATGCACCATATCTGGCATATAGATTGTAATCCATGGGTCAACTTCTACCTTGAATAGAAATCCAGATGCAGCTCCATCGCTATAATACATATCTATAGGGCGAATTGGTTCAATACTAATTTTAACTTTACCAAATCGCTCTTGTAAGTTTGCTTCATGCCTCTTATAGGTAAGAAAGTTCATTGGATTTCTATATTTCATATAGAAATCTAATGGTATCAATTTTTACTATATCCCTTTTTTATACTTGAGGATAAGAAGGATCCATCTGAATTCCACACTGTCCCTGGTTACCATTGTAAGTCGCACCACGACCCAGGAGCACATAACCCTCCTGGCCCCACGTGGTGCCCCAGGAGTTCTTCACCTTATAGTAATCCAGACCGCCCTCCGTGCCATAGCCCACCAGAAGAACCCCGTGGTCCAGATTAGTTCCACAGGGCTTCGTTAGAACACCGGAAGAATAGAACTGAAATGCATTCTCATCAGCCTCAATAGCCACTGCCACGGGCTGCTGCACTACTGCAGTCATCAGAGCCAGCTGAGAATTAGTGGGCACATCCGTGAAACCAGTCGCCTTTACAGCCACAGGAAGACCCTTGGCCTTGCAGGCATTGGGACCAGTTGCCGTGTAAGGATATGCGGCCTCCGTGGTCAGACCATTTGCCATCGCATACTGGAAGGCATAATCCATCAGCCCACCATTGCACCCCTGGTTCCCCTGGGCCGTTGAGCAATCCACCAGCTGCTGCTCAGAAAGGTTCGTTAGAGTCTTGTGCTTTACGAACCAGGCACCCTCTAGAGCACCAGTGGCTGAGAAGGACCAGCAGGAGCCACACTGGCCCTGGTCCTTTACGGGTGTCACGGCACCCTTGGTTGACCAATCCACTGATGCAGGTAGGGCAGAGTAATTACCATTAAGAAGAGTCCAATTATAGTTCTTATTGCGCATGTGAGTGGCATTATTATAACCTCCTGCGCTAGCGCCGCTTAGATACTTGGCCACAAACTCGTGCTTAGGCATATCGGCAAACTGATTTACCGCCATGGTCCAGGTATTTGTCTTGGAATTGTGTCTAGCAATCTTTCTTACATTACGGTCATACATGGACTCGCGGTAGTCACGCTCGGTTGCGGAGAGATATACCTTTGAATACAGAGCCTGCCACTGCTGAAAGGTAGGATAGGGGCTGGAGACTAGACTGTTTACAGTCTTAGCGTAACTAACATTATACGCATCTGCATTATTTGAGAAAGCAAGGAGCGTTAAAAAAAGAGAGATCATCTCGTATACTTATATTATACCCGGTTATTTTAGGTCCTTATAGTATAGAATGGCAAAGGCAGGTGAAATTGAAGTTTTTCCTATAGATCTAGAAATTGGTAAGTGTTATGAACATGTTGAGATTACACGCCCTGAATATACAAGGGGTCAGGGTTTTAAATATTACACTAGCAATTCACCTAGATATGTCGGTAAATTTACTAGAGACCAAAGAATAGGTTCTGGTGATTCACAAAGGGTTACATCTTTTTTTAATGATAATGGCACAGAAAACCGCGTAGATCATTCACCTCGTGGAACTACAACTTATAGAGAAGTTGAATGTAAAAATAGTGGTGGTATGCGTAAACGCTCTAGACGCACAAGGCGTAAATTAAAGACACGCAAGCACCGTAAGTAATTATTCTAGAACATTGAACACCACATCAGGCTCCTCCAAATCCACATCGCCATCAGGCATCACTGCATTCATGCGCAGGCGCACCGCATTGCACCGCTCATCACCCATATTCGCTAGCTCCTCAGCAATGTCATCATCATCCAGGTCCTCCACATCCTCCTCATCCAGATCAGCGACAGGGGGCAGACCCTTCTGTAGCCTCAGCAGTGCCGCCTCATCCAGAAGCAGTTGAGAGAATGTGG